CCTTGCGGGGCGCCGCCGCCCAAGGGTTTGAACGAAGTCTTTGCGGGGGCGCCGCCGCCCGAAGCCTTCGATGCGATGATAATAGCTTTGTATTCCGGGTTTGCAACAAATTCTTCGCTGATTTTTTCCACAGTCAACGAAGCGTCGGGTTTGCCGTCTTTTCCAAGGAATACGGTAATCGGTTCGTCGCCGGTCATATCGACCGCGATACGTTCGGCGATCTTCGGGGCAAGAAGCGACGGGGCGGTTGAAATCTTCGCCGCAATCCCGGTTGCAACGCTATCCTTCAGCGTCTTATCGGCGAACTTGGCAAGCTTGCCCTTTTCGGCTTCATGGGTTGCCTTCAATTCGTCAACGTTGGGGAAGCCGTCGATCGTCGCCTTGTATTCGTCGCGCTTCGCCTTCGTTTCCTTGTGGGCGTCCTTTTCCGCCTGAAGCGCCCGCTTCAGCGGTCCGGTATCTTCCGGTTCCGGCAAGCCGGTAACGTCAAGAACGTATTCGCCGTCTTTGTCGCCAGCGATATATTCGTTCTTCATATCGTCCGAAAGGGCTTCGTACTTCGCCTTGTTGATCTTGAACGGTAATGCCATTTTGTCGGTCCTTCCTTATGCCCCAATCAAGGGCGACTTCGCGCCGTATTCTGTCAAAGACAACGGCGACGATCCTTCATATCGCGCCCGCCGTCGCCCGTCTAGGGCATCCGCAACGAATTCGTCGGGTTGCGTGCGAACCCAATCGTTGTAACTGCTAGGCGTCTTGCGATCGCCCTTGTTTACGGGAACGATCGTCGATCGACAATTTACATGGGCGGGCGGAACCGGACCTTGACCGAAGACGTATCTGTTACCGTCCCGGCTTATGCAAATCTTTGTCGTCCTATCGTCCAGGACCGAAACCCATTCGTACCAACCCGCAACTTTTTCCCCAAGGCTGTTCGAAATTTGGTTCGCCAAATGCTGAAGAACTGTATTCGTCGCAGCATTGCCAGCCGAATTAAGTTGCTTGATATATCCGTCGAACTTCGTTGAATTTGGATTGCCGACAAGCGCGCGAATAAGTTCGTCGCGGGTTGATTGGTTCGCGTAATTCTGAAGCGTCAATCGTTCGATCTTGACGTACAACATGGGCAACAACGCCCCCAGGAAAGGAAGCGCAAGCGTACCCGTCGCAGCCATTGGAAGCCCGATCGCCAATGCCCACAAATCATCGCCTTCGGGGGCGCCCTGAAGGCGCGTACGGGCGTCGGGGACAGCATCGCCAAAGACGCCCCGCAACAAGGTTGTATCGACGCGGCAAAACCGCTGAAGCCAATCGATAAGCGCCTTCAAGTAAGGATCGAATACCGCTTTGGCGATCGCGCGAAGATCGACGATCAACTTGCGAAGCGCCGTCTTTGTCGCATTGCCCAATTGGTCGTATTGAAAACCCGACAGCCGTTGCGCCAATTGCGTTCGAAGCCTAGACAAGACAAGGGCAAATTCCTGCCCTTTAGCCGCCTTCAGTCCTTCGATATAGATTTGACGCCTTACGACGATATCGAAAAGTTCAGCCATTACGCCCCCGGCGGTTGGTTGTTCGGATCGTTTGCGCCGGTCGCGGTTGCCATAGCTTCAGCTTCGCTTACCGCTTTTGCCATTCGTTCGGCGTCTTCAGCCGCCGCCGTTGACTTGAAAGCGTTATCGTCCAAAGTCGCAACGCCAGCCCGACGAAGGTTCGCGCGATATTCTTCGGTAACGATACCGCCCGCTTGCCATTCCGAAAGAAGAATGCGGCGTTCATCGGGCGACAGATTGACAAGATCGAATTCAGTATTCAGGCTGTATTCGATCGCCTGTCCGTCCGCCCCGACAAACAACGCGGCTTTTTCAAGCGCCCATTTGATCGCGGCGCCGACGTTCTTCGCAACGGAAGAAAGAACCGACGTTTCCGAAATGTTGTCAATATCGGCTTCGGTCGCTGTCCGCTGAACTTGCGAACCTTCGACAAGCTTTGCCCCAAGCGCCAGCATTTGCGCTTCTTTTTGATCCATTGCTTCTTTCGCCATTGAATTCGCTTCAACCTGAAGCAAACCGGCGGACGAATTGGCTGGCAAGGGGATAACCGATCGGGAACCCAGGGCGACGGTTCCGCCCATTACGTTCTTTACCCATTCTTCAGTTAGACCGCCGAACCATGCCGTCGGCTGTCCAAGCATATAAACAGCTTCTTCGTAATCCGCCGAATTGCGATAATGCGCGATATTAACGCTGCAAAGATCGTACATGGGCATATAACCCGGCGCCGGTTCGTTGTTGATTGCGCCGACGAAGGTAAAGGGAATTTCGGTAAGCCGGTTCCCGGCATGATCGGTCGGTTCGTAACGTTCGTCCGGGGCTGTCCCATTCTTGTTACGATAGATTTCGATTACGTAAAGATCGTTTTCGTCCAGGCGAAGAACGCGCCATTGATCCTTTTTCTTCGTTTCAAAGCCGTCGTCGTCAACAATCGCGTCTTCGCGAAATACGACAAGCGAAAGGATAAGCTTCGCGCCGCGCCGACGAACGCGATAGTTGATACCGTCCCAAGGGGCAACAACCTTGATCGTTGGGCGAACTTCGCCGGTTTCAATTTCGGCGATTGTCGTTGCTGCAACGACTTCTTCGCCGTTGTCTTCAGCCGGGGCAAGATCGACAGCGGGGTAATCGACGTAAAGCCCACAACGCCCATATCCGACGCCGTAAGACGTTGCGGATTGCGCCAGTTGATCCAACGAAACGCCCGAACCCGTCGCGTCGATCGTAAGGGGTTCAAGCAATTTCGGAACCGTAACCGTCGGGTCGCGAAGAAAGACTTGCCCGACAAGTCCGGCAAGCGTCCTTTGGGCGACGTTATAGAAAACGGCGCGCGTCAAATACGCCTGATACCGTTTCGTATTCGCGTCGGATTGATCTTCGGCGTTCGGTTGGGGAAGGTATTTGCCGCGCTTCGACGCCAAGCAATCGCGAATAAGTTCGTAAGACGCAATTTGCGCCTTTACTTCGGGATGAATGAAACCAACGTTCGCCATATTCGAAACCCCTGCCTAGCTTGCCCAACCGCCTTTAAGCTTCTTCGCAAGCCGATTTGCGCCCTTCAATACACGATATCGAACCATATCGTAAGCATGATCTTCGGCTTCCGTATCAACGTCGTCCGGGTCGTCTTCGTCGCGCGGTAACGTGGGCAAAGTCGCGATCGAAGCGCGGCAATTGTCCATAAAGTAAAGCCTGGGTTCTTCCTTGGCAAGCATACCCGCTTCTAACCGATCGCGGATCAACTGCAACCCGTTCTTTCGCGAACCAGGGGACTTATCCGATCTTTCCCAACGAACCCCGTTATCGGCGAACTTCTTTTCGATCGTATCAACGTCTTGTTCGCGTACGTCGCGAATTTGGTTGTCCGCCGGACCGGGCCAAGGCTGTTCTTCAACCCAACCTTCAGCAAGCAAGCGAATTTCGAAGTCCCGAATGCGTTGCGCGATATTCGGCGCGCTAAGGCGCAAACCGACGTTCGAACCTAGCTTTTCGGTAAGGTACAATTCGGCGATTTGGATTAGCGTTCCAGCGGGCGGACAAAACGTAACCGTCGAACCGTCGTCGTATTCAATAACAGCTTCTTCGCCGTTTGCTTCAGCAAACCAACCGATCGAACAAGGATGCGACGAACCCCAATCAAGCGCGCGATCGACGCGCCAAGTTTCGGGTATCGGGAAGCGCGGCAAAATATGGATATGCTTGCGCCAAACGTCGTCAATCGCGCCGCCAGCGACAATATCCCAATCGCCTTCAAGCCAAGCCGCCCGCTTGTTCGGGTCCGTAATGCTTTCCAATTCGGCGACGTACAAAGGATCAAGATACGGGTTTTCCTTGTACGAACCGAAGATCGCAACTTGCTTCCGACGAACGACGATATCTTGTTTCGTACGCGGATCGAATACTTTGACTTCGGTAACATGAACCCGCCCAACCGGCGCAACGTCAATGAACTTCGCCTTAACCCAATTGTGCCCCGGACCGTAAGGGTTCGTCGTCGAAAAGCATTCAAGCGGTATCGGGGGAAGGTTCCAGCAACGCCGTTGATGATCGTAAACGCCGTCCTTTTCCTGGGTCCAGGAAGAACGGTTGCAACTCATCATTGCGTCGTAAGCATTCGAATTCGGATACTTACAAAGTTCGTTCCAACCAATAAACGGGAATTCTTGACCGTGATAATTCCAATAATCGTCCGCCTTCAAGAACTGGCGAAACATAAGTTCTTCGCCAGTATCCCAAACCCATTTATAATCGCCCTTGCTTTCAAGGAACTTGCAACGATCGCCGAATATCTTTCGGAAGATACGCTTCGACTTGATAATCAAGTCGTCAAGGTTCTTGTATTTGCGATCGAAGATTACCCCGCGCCAATACGAACCGTATCCGACGCCGACATTCGCAGCGAAGCGCGCAAGCTGGCAATCCGTCTTACCAGGACCGCGCGTGCCATGATAAAGGATATGGTTCGCGTTCGTGCGAAGCGC